TTGACGTAGACGACGCACTTTTCGAACGATGGTTGAGCAAGATGGATCCTCCCAAACAAGCTAGAATGCGGAAAGCGCATTTAGAGTTGTTTGCTTGTGAGGACGACCCTGCCTACCTCGGTGAAAAGTCCTTGTCCGTGAAGGTTGAAGCTCTTCTTAAGCGTTATGACAACAAGTGGGCACCTCGGCTTATATATGCTGGGAATGACCATTTTAACGCTTTGACTGGTCCGGTAGCAATGGTACTTTGCGAAAGACTTGTAGAGATATTCAAACGCGGTCGTCTGGGCGAGCTCACATTCATGATGGCATATAAGGCCAATGATGTAGAGCTCACTTCATTTGTGAGAGACGCATCCGATCAAGGATTCGACCACATTGCAGAGGGAGACTTTTCAGCAAACGATTTGAGGCAGCGGAAGGGTGCGTCCGTTGTCTTCGATTGTTTTTGTGAAGTCGTTGGTGCACCTTCCTGGTTCCGCGATTTGCTAAAGGGCATGCGCGGTTTTAACGTACGGAATGTGGAATTTGGACACCGGGCTCAATTGATACACCAATTGCCGACCGGGACAACGATTACAACCCCTCGGAACACGGTTTGGAATGCAACCAACCAGGCTGTTTACTGTCGTGTAACCTATAACATCGGCTATGCTGTAGTATTAGGTGACGACTATCTGGGAATGCTCAAGCGTGCGGTAAATGTTGCACATTGGCAGGACTGGATTGCTAAACATCCTAAAATGAAGTTAACCGGGGCAACACCCCGGCTTCAGGGTGAAGCTACCTTCTTGTCTCGTAGGTTGTTGATTGAGAATGAAATCCCCTGTATGATGCCGAAGTTAGGCAAGGCGCTGGCCCGATTTAACGTGAGGACCAGTCCAAATGAGGCAATTTCCGATTCGGCTTATATGGCCGGAAAGGCGTTGTCTTATGCGTATGAATTTCGACATTTTCCATTGTTCAGGGATTTGTTTTTGAATCGTTACAGGTTGGAGGAGGATAAAGCCAACATTGATATTGCGGAGGTGTCATGGTTTACAAGAGTGTCCGGGGTGGATCTCGCCGATCTCGAATCGTCGATCATGGCCGAGAAGGTCTTGGTCAGCGAAGACGTGACGCGCGAGTTCTTAATGGATGCTTACGGTGACACTTTCGGTCTCGTCCCGGCCTTGCAAATTAGCCGGCGCGTGATTTTGGGACGTGATATTGATGTTGTTGATGCTCCTGCAGAATTGGCAATTGACTGGTGATGGCACTTCGACTCGGACATAGCGCGATACACTGGTTCTCCCAGAGTTTCTGGTTGAGATGGCTTTTGAAG